TCTTTAAAGTTCCACCACATGATACTCCCATGTAGTTTCCATCGCTGTGATAAATGTTCAGTTTTATCATTCTTCCTCCCGTAAACAAAAAAGAGCGGCCGTTAAACCGCTCCTGAATTATTAAAAATTATAACCTATATTCTTTTTTAACATATCAATTTCATTCTTAGTTTCAGCACTCTCCAAATAGCCCGTTGCCAATGAACTGATGTAAACTTTTTTAGGATGTTCTAAAACCTTTTTTATTAATTCGATTTTATCAGATGCATCCACCTTATCAAACCCGCCCCATTTCAGATAAGTTTCTAAAAATACATCGACATCTACATGCCTATTTTCTACATCAATCAAAGCAAAACATCCATTTTCCAATAAAACTATAAATCCCGTTGTCCCGTTCGTATATAAAACATCTTTAAATCTCAACAATTTTACCACCTTCAATCTTATACAATTTTATCCCTTTATTTTTTAAGCTCTCTAATCTGTGGATACTTGGAAGTTTATCAGTAAAACAGATGCTTTCGACTTCATCAAGTTTTAATTCCCCATGATATTGTAGCTCTATATACCTTACACCTAAATCAGATGTCAATTCTATCACATCAGAAGCTTTCGTATTTATCAAAACATCTGTATACTTTCTTATTTTTCCTACATCCATGGCAGATATTTCCGCTTTTTCTGTGCTGATTGCGATAACTTTTTTTAAAACTGCATTTCCTAAACTGTCATCTACCGTGAATGTTACCTTTCCTTTTAACTTATCTTTATTGAATCTGATGATTGTGTCTCCATACATATCCAATGTCCAATTATTGGTTGAATCTTTCAAAAAATCGTTGCTCGCCAAATACCCATATTTCTCATAGTCTTCCGGTTTCAGTTTGATTTTTGCACCAAAAAGGTTTCTAGCAGCTTCTTTTCTGAATTTATCAGAAATTGTCCCTCCACTTGTCCCTGTTTCAAACTGATTCATAAATCTATTTGAATCAAGCAAACTGTCAATATTATTACTATTGAATCTCATTGAAAATTCAGAATTATCTATGATATTCTGCAACTTATTAGTTGCAGCTATTTCATCCTCTTTTGATATAAGACCTTTCAAATTACCCGCATACCAGTCTTCGGTATGTTTTTTATGTTCCCGTAAGGTCTTTGGTAATCTTATTATATCACTTTTTTCAGTTTTTGCAACAGGGGTATTATCCACATATTTTTCCTTCCAATCCTTATACGTGATATCCGCTGGAACATACTCCGTTTCTCCTGTTTTCTCATTCCTTGCGGCTCTTTCGCCTTCCGTGTTATCAAAATAAGGAGCCGTAGTAGTTCGACATCTGACATGAAATGGATTCGCAGTGACCCCAACTTCATAATCCTTTAAGTCAAATATCTTACCATCCATATCCTGACATATGTCCGATGTCCTGTTATCCAGTGTGGCCACTATTTCGTATTTTTCTATACCCAAATCCTGATAGCTTTTAAGCCTTGCCCTGCTTGAGTAAGCCGAACTCTCAGTATACACAAGTCTTGATGCATTTGCTTTCGACACTTTCATTTTCTCGGCTATTTTATCTGCCAGTTTTTCAAGACTGTCGCCTCTAATAAACGCCTGCGTCATTTCAGTGTGAAGAGTATTTATGAGTTTGTCTTTGTCTTCCCAGATCCTGTCGCTAAAGTTTTTGCCATCAGGAGCCCATGGCTTTTTAATAACCGTATTTACTAACTTGTCATTCAGACTGTATATATTTGTTCCTACCCCTGTTCCTTTTGCTATCTGAAATGCCGTACGGTTGTACTGGTCTTTATAAAGATTTTTAAGATAGCTTTCAAATCCACTTTCACGGCCATTATAAAGTTTTTCTATTTCCCCTCTTACCTGCAACTTCATAGCCTCAAGCCGTTCTATATGGACTCTCGCACTTGCGTTCTCAAGCTCCTTACTCCAGTCTTTTTTGATTCCATTTTCTTCTCCGTGCTTAATGTACTCGTCAAGTGTCCATCTAAATTCTTTAAGTTCTTTATCGTTAAGCATCTTCTTAGCTTCTGCAAGTGATACGTCATTGTTCTTAGCTATTCTGTTGTACCATACTTCGATATCTTTATTCAGCCTCGATATAGCCCTCTCGTATTCTAGTTGTTGTCTCCGGAATTCGTCTCCCGCTATTTTATTAAGCCGTTCCTCTTCCTCGATAAATCTGTCCTGCCAATAATTATTTTTACTCATATCTTGCCTTTCCTAAATTCTAAGGTATACTTGTATAATCGGTACTCCGATGGAAAGTGTAGGTGGTGTAAATGTTCAATAGTCTCGAAGAAATCAAAATATTTCTTAAAGATTGTAAATATAGTCAAACGAATTCTGGATTATATGCAGTTAAAGCTGTGCCCTTGTTGGGTCCGTATAGAGAGAAATTTTATTTTTTAAGAGATAAAGGGTATATATCTATTCATAAAGAAGGACCTGGAATAATCAGTTTCTATCTTACAAAAAAAGGATCAGATGTTCTTAAAAACAAAAATATCTAATCCTTTCCCCCTGCTGGGGGGCTGTTATGATTATGTTCACCAAATCCTCCATAGTCCTCTATTTTCTCCTGTTTTTCTTCTTTGATTTTTTTCATTTCCTCTTCCACGTTTACTGACCATGGGTGCTGCCCGATTATAGTTTCCTGTGATAATATTCCAACTGACTTCTGACAGTCTTCAATTGCCTGACTTTCATTCACTAAAATATCTCTGTTGAAAATTATATCCAGTTTTTCGTCTTCAAATATACCTAATCCCGTATTTCTTAAATAATTATTTACAAACCACATAAGATTTTCAAACGATGCCTTAAATTCCACTTCCATTGAATTTGCATCAAGATCTATGTCTGAATACATCGAACGGATATTCAACTGATTTGGATTAGCTCCGAGCGTTTCACTCTTTGCGTCAAACCCTCTTCCGTTCTCAATGATAGCCTTCTTAAATATATCAACCAGAACCTTATAATTTTCATTGTTTACTTCGATTTTTAATGAATCTACCCCGCCTTCCCCTGTTTCATCTGAACGTATCGGGATTACTCCGTGAACTCTCAGATTGTGCCTAAACTCGCTCCAGTCTGTTCCGTCGTAGTTCTTTACAATCAGAATTGTATTTCTAGGATCTTCTTCCACCCTATCCTGCATCACTGATATAAGTTCATTCAGTGCGTCCTGTAAGGATTTCACTCTGACAAGCAGAGGCATTTCTGTCTCATCATATCTGAATGGTATTACGGGCAGTTTTAACCAGTTATATCCCTGCACATCTCCGTTATTATCTTCAAGTCTCAGATACGACTCAGGTTCCCTGTCGACCATAAGGGAATTATTCCAGTTATAATATTCGACTCCTGTTTCCCTATATACCTCAACTTTTGTTGACGTCTGAAATCCTCCATCCTTGAATTCTTTAACTGTATAAAGCCTTACTACATAGTCAAGCTCTTCATGTTCTTCGTCCTTCCATACGGGTATCACATTCCGACCGTCAAATCTTTTAAATTTAAGTTTCCCGTCATTTCCAATATATACATATAGCCAACCTATGCCATATTTATATGCATCTTTTCCTACCATTCTGAGAAGTTTCAGAAATCTGTCATTGATTATACCCTTCAGTGACTCTGTATATTCATCATTGTCAGACTGAAATGTGGGAGTTTTTGAAAGTAGGTAATTTGTCTTCTGATCAACAAGTTTTGAGTACTGGTTATCAACAAGTTTGGCAACCTTGACATTCTTAAGCGGTTCCAGTTCTCCGTTTTCATTTATCATATCTCTATGCCTGTTCAGTACATCATGCTGGCCAATGTAATATTTATGGCTATCTTCCATCTGCTTCTTTTTTCTTGACATGATGAAGTCGTTTATTAATCTTTCAAGTTCGTTTCCCATCTTTTTATTTCTCCTAAACAGTTTTTTTATAAAATTAAACATTTCTAATCTCCTTAGAGTGTGTATTTACCTTTCACATTTGTTCTTTCTGCCACTCCTGTCGTTGCATCAGGGGCATCATCGTACTTATTTTTTCCTTCCTTCTGGTACTTATTCATTGCAGAGTAATATTCAGGCCATCTGTCCCTCCAGTTTTTAGGGAAATATATGTGGTCCATTACCCAGGTGCTGTTTGATATAATTCTTGCCATCTTGTTTTTTGACTGATGAAACCACGTAACTCTGCAGGAGTTCGTGTGGTGCTCAAATTTTAAAATTCTTTCAACGTTACGGGCAAATCCACGTCCACCATTGTTACTTTCAATCACGGCCAAATTTACTTCATTTTCAAAATGTCTTCTAGCTGTCTCCTTTTCAGTTATTTCCATTCCTTCCTTTGTGTAATAGACGTCTAGTACATACGCCTCTCTATTGTATTCCCCATATATGATGCTGCACAGATAGTCACTTCCCTGATCTGCTGTATCTGTGTAACTGCATATCCTGTCAAATTCAAAATTTATTCTGTCATATGTCTTGAATGATGTATATAACCGCCCCTTGAGGTCTATTGGTTCCTGCTGATAATTGGCACTTGCTATATCCTCACCCATTGTTTTTTTCTTTCTCAGATACTCTTCATAAGTAAGAACCTTATCACATAACATTGTCCCATCATTCTGAAGGGCCTTCATTTTTACCTGCTTTATCTTGTACCCTGTTCTCAACATTTCGTCATAAGCTTTTCCTGCTAAATCATTTGAGTGCCAACGTGTCATTATGATTATTATCTTCCCATTTGTTTCAAGTCTCGAAAGCATCGTATTTGTAAACCATTCCCAGTGTTTTTCCAGGACATTTTCGTTATTTGCTTCCTCGGCGTTCTTAATCAGATCATCAATTATGATTATATCCGCCCCAAAACCTGTCGCAGTTCCTGTCGGCGAGGTTGCCAGATAGTTACTGTACTGACCTTCCAAGCTCCACAGGTTCATTGCCCCATCACCTTTTTTAATTTTGGTATCCGGAAATATGTCGTTGTAAACAATCTTATCCGGATCGGCCTTTATTTCAGAAATTGTATTTCTCACAGCTTTTGAAAATACAGTTGACAGTGTCTCGTTGTATGAGCCTGTCATTATTTTCTTTGAAGAGTTTCTCCCAAGCAACCACTCGACGAACATTGTGGCTGTCCTTGATTTCCCGTGTCTCGGGGGTAAATTGATTATCAGTACGTCGTCCTCGGATTCGACAAATTCCTGCATGTCTTGACACAGTTCTAACAAATAACTTCTATCGCTTTCGTAGAAATCAGGTGACATCAGATGGCAATAAAAAAAGAACTCACGTCTTGCAAGTTCCAGTTCTGCCTGTCTTATAAGTTCCCTATTTCCCATTTTTAATTATTTCCTTCAGTTCTTCGGTCGTCAGACCTGCGAAAGGGTTGCCTGTCTTGACTTCCCCTGAAATCTGTAACTTGTCATTAAACATTCCTAGATGTCTACCCAGCAGTTCCAATGCCCTTTCCTTACTGCAGAAACTCACTTCAATTCCAAGCTTGGTCTCCTTTACTCCCGAAATGCACACCCTCTGGTCTTCCGTAAGCTCTGAAAAATCTTTAATGACAACCTTTGAATATTCCCCTTTTTCTGTTTTGAACTTCTTGACACTGACAATCGAAGTTATATCCGTAAATGCCAGTTTTGCTATTTCCTTAAGCACTTTATCCTGTGTTATTTCCGTTCTTTTCGCTCTTTCGTCCATTCTTTTCTGTATTTCTTCAGCAACCTTGGTATTTCTTAGCAATTTGCTCCCATTAGTTGCTGCTGTTTCTTCACTTTTTATATTTTTGTATGCCGTCTTATATGCCCTTGTGGCATTTAGGTCTTTCAGATATTCATTTACGAAAACCTTCTGCTTATTTGTCAATGCCTTCACCTCATTTCTTGTAAATAAAAAAAGACAGCTCTTATACTGCCTTTGATAGTCAGGTGTATAGTTTGCAAAACTCACCTCGACAAAGTTATCTCAAATCCTAAAATCTCACTCTATCATATTATAACATATTAAAAATTATGTACAAGACCAAAAACAGACCATTTTTTAATTTAATATATTTTTTATCACTTCATCTGAAAAAATAATAATCTGTAATTGTCTAATTAACATATTTTTGTGTCTTTTTATTGTTGTTACTCCTATTCCTAAATTTTCTGAAATAAATTCTAAGGTCATATCGTCAAAATATCTCATTTCTATAATTTTATAATATTTGCTGCTTTTTATAGTCTCTAATGCCTTTTCTGTCATTTCTACTACTCTTGCAAGTCTATCAATTTCATCTTTAAGTTTTTCAATCCTATTTTCTATTTTTTCAAGTTCTGATAGATATACTTTACTGGACTGCACGTTTATTTCTGAATTTCTCTTTTGAATTAATTTCCCACTCTCTTGTAATTCTGAAATGAGTATATTTTTAGTATCTATTGCTCCTTTTAAAAATCTCAACTCATACAAAAGCTTCTCTGTCTTTTGAAACGGAGTTAACTGTTTCTCAGCTTTTATTTCTTTGTCATTCCTTATCTTTTCCAATATCTTGTCCGCTATTCTGTCTATATCTTTTTCGTTCATTTTACTTCCTTATATAATGTATTTAGGTTGTTAAAGGTAACCTATAATCCTTTATCGATTAAATATTATTCAGTTTTACTGTA